TCTTTCTATCTGTAAATGTACGCAAGACAATGAGAGTCTGAGCGCCCGCAGTTATTGGCGGGGTAGGAGTCGGCACAACTATAGCCGAAATTGGTAGCGCCGAGATGGGCGCAAACCCAAGCACTTACCACCCGATCATTTCAAGTTCTTCAACCGTTGCTGCCGCTTCAATTGAAACCGTCAGGATGGCTTCCTTCTCATACGTTGGAATGACTTGGGCGGCGATCTCCAAAGCAATTTGTTCCAACTGAGCCAACGTGTAGACCGAGTAGGCTCCCTGTACATCCTTGTAACCACACTCTGCGGGCTGGCCTGCTGCTGCCGCCAACTGCGTGACTTGGATGGCGATGGACAGTTTGTTGTTGTCTGACTCTGTGCTGCCAAACACGCCTAGGCTGGTGGTCTTGTCGGCGTACATCTCAACGCTGCGAGCAGAGGCGATCTCAGCCTTTTTCTTGGCCTTGGCCTTGTCCAGATCAGACACGATGACGTCTGGCGTTACAACACCGCCAAACAACTTGCACTCTGGGTCGGCAACAATCAGCGTTTCTGCCGTGGCAACTAGACCCGTGGTGATGCTGGTATGAATCTGGGTGGAGAAGCGGTCAACAGGCCGATCATTGACGGTGGCGCGGTCTTTGTTGAGGTAAGACGTAACCGTTGCGAACAGATTGTCCTGCGCGTCAATGATGACCGAGTTGATTCGGTGGTATTCGTAGACGATACCAGCGGCGTTGGTAAGTTGTTTGGTGATTGCCATTATGTGATAAGTCCTAAAGAAACAAGTGCAGCATGAATACCCGCTGCGGTGACGGGTACGGCGGCGGGCTTTTCGACTGGGGTTGCACCAAAAAAACCCATCTTAGTTGCGCCTGTAGTGGCGTTAGAAGTTATTTCAAAGGCAATGGTTGCATCGTTAACAACAAAAACAGAGCCCGGAAATGGGCTACTACTAAACGGGAGGTTAAAAGCAATACTACCATCTTGCCCTGTGGATGAATATCCCGCAACAAAAACGCAACTCCCCCCCGTACCATTACTACTTAACCCACCGCGCATCTCAAAATTGCCACCATTCCCATTGATTGCTTGCCCACCAAAAAGTTGGAAAGCACCCCCATTGCCCGTAGCACCACTAGCAATACCCGATTGCAATGTAAGCGATCCACCGTCTCCAGCAGAATTGTTCCCGCCAAAAATACTGGTAGTCGCACCGTTTCCTGAGCGTAATGTCAACGCTCCACCCAAAGAGGTTGTAAGTGTGCTATTACCTGCGGTAATGTTTATTGCACCGCCAATACCGGATGTTGTACCGACGCCTGTGCCAGCATTTATGTTGACTGCACCACCAGTAGCACCCGCTCCTGTGGGGCGACCATTTCCCGCCTGTATCGTAACCGCGCCGCCAACGCCTGTTGTTCCAGTAGTTCTAATGCTGTTTTGTCCAGCAATTACCAAGGTGGTTGGGGCTATGGTGGTTGCAGTCGGCGCGCGGGTGGTAAATGTTGCCGTACCCGTGTTGGGGCCAAGTGCTACTGTATTAGTGGCGCTGTTATATGTAAAGTTTGCACTTGCGTCTAACGCCCCAGCATTGTTGTACTGAATTTGAGTGTCTGCGCCAGCGGGGGCTACGGAGGTGATATTGGAAAACCCACCAGATTGGATAAGACCAAGGTTGATGAGGCTGGATACAACGCTATCAAGTACGTTTTGAGTGCCAGATGCTGTGGGTGCGGGCTGATCGACAGGTGTTACCCCATAAAAGCCTAGCCGGTTTGCAAAAGTGCCAGAGTCTAATGTTGCCTCAAATACAGTACCAACGTCTGTAGTGACTAATAGACTACCGTTATTTATACCCCCAAACCCTAACGACAGATAAATATCCCCGCCATCGCCTCCAACGGCAATACCAGACGTTAAAGCAATAGTCCCAGCAGCGCCGCCTGATCGTTCATTGTTCCCAGCCGTTAGGGTGAAACCGCCAGCAACTCCGGTGTACCCATCGCCTGCGCGGGCGGTAAACGCCCCGCCGTTTTGTGATCCGTTGCCCGCCAAAATACTAAGTCCACCGCCGTCTACTCCAGACCCAGAACTAAAATTTAAGTTTCCACCACTTCCTGTACCATCCCCGTTACCGGAAGTAAAAGATACAGACCCTCCATTACCGTTACTTATTACAGCATTTTTTGCCGCAAACGCAAGCGTCCCCGCTGCCTCTAAGAAAGTTGGCGTTTTTGGTTGGATCGTCATCGACAGCGCGGAGCCTGTGATGTTGCCGGTAGTCAGCGTGTTAGTCCCGCTGGTGTAGGTAAAATTGGCGCTTGCCCCTGGCAACCCTGCGTTGTTGTACGCAACTTGTGTATTCGCGCCGGGAGATAACAAATACGCAGCCGGGGCGGTACAAAACACATCCTGCGTGCCGCCGGTAAAATTGACCAACGAACCGCCGCTGCTCGATGCCAGCACGGTCACACGGGTCAGGCCGGTTGTGCCGTTGAACACACCCGTGCCGACTTCCCAGTTGCTGCCGGTCTGGTCGGCAATACAGTACGCAACTGTCTGCGGGGTAGCACCAAATGCCGTGGCAAATGTCTGGTAACCAGCAGACGCAGTACCACTCAGCGTGACCGCACCAGTACCTGTAAGTGAGGTGCTGTCCTTTACACGGTCTGCGTACAGGGCCATTTACGCATTGCCCTCTGTGATCGTGGCAGAAGTGACGGTAATTGCATCGCTGATACCAATCGTTGTGTTGGTGATGTTGATGTCGCTGGATGTAATTCCAACCGTCAAACCGTTAATGACCAGCGTTGTGCCGTCCGACTTGTAGATGCGTGCAATTGCGGCTGTGCCCGCTGCGGTAGCAGTTCCCGCCGAAATTGCGTTCAACGTAAGAATACCGCCAGATGCAGCGGGAGCAAACGCTGACGCGCTACAAATGCACTCAACTAGTTGGGTAGCGTAGGCTGCGGTGTAAATCCGCAGTTTGGCGCTTGTGCCGGTAAAAGAGGTGATCTGATCTGCGCGGTTGTTCCGCAGCGTAGTGTTGAGTGCAATAGTCATGCCAAGAACCTCAGTTTGTACAGGGTGGACAAGTACAAAGCAACGATCTCATCGATGATGTTCTGGATCGCGGTGTCTGATTTGTCGCAAACTTCGTACCGCTTTTTTTCTATCTCATCGAGTTGGCCTTGCAGAAAATCTATAATGTTCGCGGTTTTTTTGTTGGCCGGAACACAAATCTGCCCAAGCAAGCCGTGCCTGCCGGAGTACGCTTCTGCAAACGAGTCGGCTAGGTCAATGATCTCATCGTAGAACGTGTTCAGCGCCATATGCTTGCTGAACGAGCGGGTGTTGAGGTGTACGCTGTGCGCTACATCTCGGCTAAGAAACAGCAGGCCAACGAACTGACAGGCGTTCATTGCGGCATCTCCATCTGCTCTGGCGGCATTTCTTGTTCCATAGGCATCTGCTCCATGTCTTCCATAGGCATCTGCTGCTCCATGCCTTCTTCTGGCATCTCAGCGGCTATGTCTTCGTCCTGCCCAGGCATCTCGTTAATCAGGTCGCCTGACGTAATCATGCCGTGGATCGTACCCATCACGATGTCTTGAATCTGGTCTGGCGACATGGATGCTTGCACCGCCGACAAGCGTTTCGTTTCAGCGTCGAACGCTTTGACTGTCGCCTCGAATTCCTTGACCTTGATGGTCTTGGCGTCCATGCTGTCCTGCACACTCATAAGAGCGTTGTTCATCTGCTCCATCTCCTGCTGCATTGCCTCGATCTGCTGTTGGGCAGCGGCAAGTGCCGGATCATCATCAGCGTCAGACAACAGTTTTGGATCAATGGTCTTGGCAAAGCGTTTCGCCATCTCTTGTGCGCCTGGCCAATCCATGTTCTTGATGAACAAGTCGCCTGCAACCGCCCACAGTTGCGGGTTGCCCTGCAACAGTTGGCTCATGGCTTCCATCGACTCCTGACGCTTGGTCATGTACGATGGGCCGGTCGTGACGCAAACGTCGTATGTTCCGACGCCGGGATTGTAGATTTTCTCGATCACAATGCCGTTCTGATCAACAATCTTCTTGACGGGTTCTGGCTGATTCGGGTTGATCTTTGCCATCCCCGTTTCGCCGTCTACCCCGATGATGCGGGCGATGCGCTCTGTGTCGTAAATCTTGGGGATCAGGTCGATAACTTGCCGAGTGACGTACCGGATCGCCCGCGCCAGATTGTCAACAAAGTGGTACGTCCCTGTGTCGCCTTGACTCTGTCGAGCCAGAATAGCCTTGCCCGAACGCTCGTTGCTGGTGGCTCCGAGGCTTGAATCGTACTGGCCGGTAGTGGCTTTGATGTCGTCTGACGCGCCTGCCTTGGCTTGCAACAGCCCAGATGATGCCATTGGCGGCTGGGCACGCTGCGGAAGCGGCAAAGTAGCGCCTTGGCCGTCAGTTACGTCGGGATTTACCTCTAAATACGGCCAATTTGTCGTATTTGCGGTCTTCCATTGAGTTTCGTAACCCTCAAACTGACCACCGTAGCCGATAAATGGCGCTTTTGGGGCCAAAGCCAGCATTTCTGCCTCTTGGGACACCCAATAGTTGTACATCCGCTGTGCGTCCTTGGCATTTCTGACCAATCCGCTCACATACAGACGCCCATCGACCTCAAATTCGTTGCCGACCACCCGAACGACCGGAATACACTTGCCAGGCCACACTTGTTCTTCGAGCATCTCGAAGCCGTTGGTCTTGCACCACTTGATAACCTTGCGGTCGGCCTGCCGAGACTTGATGGGGGCCATACCCATCATCTTCATCTGGCGATCTTCCGGCGAATTCTCAAAAACAGAGATGTTTCCTTGGTACAAGTTCAACGTCTGCTTCTTATGCTCAACGTGGAAGTACTCAGCAATGCGAACCGTGTTCTCGCTGATCCATTGCGACATCGACTGATCGCCAATTCCGCGAGACATCAGCGTTGAAACAGGCTGCGCGCCGGGAAACTGGCGCTCGTACTCCTCGCGAGTCATGTCTTCTGTGATGAAGCACCACTCAGCGTCTGCGCCGCACGGGTCTTCAATCGTCGGATCCATGTAGACCGAGAACGAATTGCGAATCCGGCAGATGCGGATGTCTTGGTCGAAACTGTCGTCGCGGCAATACTCCGTCGCAAGACGGATGTACCCTTCACCGTAGGTAACTTGGTTGTCGCAGGCGGTGTCGTAGGCTACGTCGGCATCCGAGATGTACTCGATGTGCCGCACGATGCCTTCATAGATTTCGGCGACCTCAACGTCGGCCTTGTCATCCGCAGGGATGACCTTGCCCGATGGCCGGTTCTGGCGCTGGTCGTTGGTGACTTGCTTAACGTGTTGCGGCAGTTTGTTGATCGTCAGGCACGGGCGTGCGTTGATCGTCTGCCCCTGCACCGAGCCGCGAGTTGCCAAAACGTCAGCGGGCCATTGCCATTGATTGTCTGGGCTGGCTGCGAGGAACCGCAGATCGTCCAACTCATCTTCGCGCGACTCACCGTAGGCCGAGATAGCCATAGTGAAACGGCTACGCATTACGTCAAGAGTTTCCTTCTTGCCGTCTCCGCTGGCTACTGCGCCAGCGGCTTTTACATCGCCGTTGTATGCCATTATGGTTTACCGAACACCCATGAATTTGCGTAATTGTTGCACATAGTCTTGTTGCTCCGGTGTCGGTTTTAGTGCAGATGGATCACCAGACAAAATACGCGCGGCTATCGTAGACGCGCGGTCTACAGGGTTGTCGCTGTATTTGGCAAAAGCAGACTCTTGCTCTGGCGTCAACGCAAATCTAGGCGGCTGCATAGTGCCCCGACGCATATGAACCCGCGCGGCTTCGTTGAGCATGACAGCCTGTTTTTCGGCGTCTTTCAACTTGCTGTACGGGTTCATTATGATGCGGTCGTCTTCCGCAGCCATACCCGCAACGTGCGGGTTTTTGCGAAAATACTCATCTTCGCCGGGGTGCAGATCAGGCCGAAGCCCGATCCCGTACACCCCTTGGGCAAACCCGCCCGCTGCGCCACTTGGCATTACTTGCCTTTTTTGGCCGTCTTAGCCGAGTCTTTGAAGTCCTTGGCAGTAGGCGCGCCCTTTGCACCCACAGGGCGCATCTTCTCGCCGGAGCCAGCCTTGATGCGTTCTTGCTTGGCGTTGATGTTTGCGTAGAGTCCAGGCTTTTTCATGTCAGCACTTCCATCGTTTGAGCGCCGCTTTGGCGCGTTCAGCGTTTTCGGCTTTAGCCGCTACGCCACCCATGCGGGCGCAAAATGACGCCTTGCGGCCCTTGTCTGCCTCAGTCTTAGGGTTGGGCGCTGGCGCTTTCAAGTTGCTGCCGGTGGCCGCGTTGTACTTCTCGCGGCCTTTCTCAGTCAACCCTGCACCCTTGCTGACCGGCAACTTTTCGCCGCGCCCAACAGATAAGGACACATTTTTCTTCACGTTATGCAACGCTAAAAATTAGGTTGTAAACCGGGAACGTCACCGTACCGGCAAGCGTACCAGTTGCGGCTGCGCGGATACGCAGACGATCACCAGCGGCCACAACCAGATTGGCTGCGGTTCCATTGAGCGTCAACGAGCGAGCGGCGTTCGCCGTCAGCGCGGTTCCACCAGTAGTTTTGGTCGTATTGGCATCAGTAGCCGCCAACATAGCGGCTGAACCAGCGCCGCCAGTACCCAAGTTGGTAATCGAGAACGTGATGTAGTTGGTGTCACTCGCAGCCAACGCATCAGTACCCGAAAAACGAGCGCCGGTAAGCACACCAGCCGCGTCAACAATCATGTACACATCGCTGTTGCCGGTGGTGGCGATAGTCGCGCCTTGCTGCATCTCCGAAAAACCGCTGGCGATATTGGACGCAATCCTTGACGTAGAGTCAATAACAGCGCCCGTGATCGTCGTGCCAGCCACTAGTTCTGGGTCGCTAAACGCAACGCCGACTGATTTTGTATTAGCCATTTTACGAACCCATCCAAGAAGTTAACGCCGTCTGGTATGATGAGCGACGGACAGGCTCATTGTACTCACGATGAGCGACAGGAAATGCAAAGGTCACGGCCAGCGCATCTGCTGCGTCGGGCGAGGCAAGACCGCGAGATTTCATCTCTTTCTTGCTTTCCAGAAAGATTGTACCCCGCGAGTCCGGTTTCATCATAGGCGAAATCAGGTCAGTTTTCAAGAACTTGTCCTTGGGTATGCTGGCCGACTTCAGCCACTCCCGCATTTCACCCCACATCTGCGCCCTCATATTGCCGTACATGATCGGGTTTTTCGACTTGTTGCCGAAGTTGACGCCCTTGATCTTGTACCGCTGCTCCTTTAGGCGGTCAACAATACCCGCGCCTAGCCCGCCTTCGTCGATGACGACCAAGGCTGGCGCAAATTCTTCGATCACATCGATCACATGACCAACCACCGTCATGGTGTCGTCGCCCTTGTACCGCTTGATCGTCACGATGTCCCTGCCCTGCCGGATGGCGATCACCGTCGAGTCAGCGCCGAAGCGGGCTGGGTCAACGCCGACGATGATGGGCGCTGATGCATCCTTGTACTTCTCCCGCTCCATCGCTTCGTCCACTATGCTGCTGCCGATGAACTGGTCGTCGCTGGCGTTAGGAAACGACCCGTACACCTCAACGTGCGCCTGGTACGAGTCCGACCCGTACTCCGCGATGATCTGCTCGTAGACCTGTTTGTCAGTACCCTCGACCGTGCGCGCGTCTACTTGCTTGCCGCTCCAAAAGTCCCGCTTGCTGTTGAAGGCTTCGTAGAAGTACCCCGTGTTGCGGCGCGGGTTGCTGAACGCCAGCCAGAACCTGTTGGGCGTGTTCTCTGTGAAAAAGCCGCTTGTCACCGACCAGATCGAGTCGTCGATGCCGCTGGCTTCGTCGAACACCACCATCACGCCGTCGTAGTTGTGTACGCCCGCGTAGGCGTCAGGATTCTCTGCCGACCACAGCCGACCCTCGACGCCCCAGTACCGCGTGCCTTTCTTTAGGTCACGCTCGACCAGTTCAGTCAGCCACTTGGCAGGCATCAGTCTGGTGGCGCTGACCTCAAACCAATGGCTGTTGATCGACATCGCCAGCCACTTGGTGATCTCGGCCCAAGTGACGGAACGCAACTGCGACTCTGAGTTAGCCGAGATGATGGTCGTCGAACCGATCCGCGTGGACAGCATCCAGATCGTCAGCCAACTGACTAGGGCCGACTTGCCGATACCGCGCCCTGACGCCACCGCTAATCTGAGCGTGTCAAAGTCAACCTTGCCGTTGTTCTGCTTGATGTGTTCTTTAAGTGCCGACAGCACTTCCCGCTGCCACTTGCGCGGCCCGCTGAAGTGTTCCAGCGGCGTGCCCGCTCTGCCCCACGGGAACACGAACATCACAAACGCTAACGGGTCATTCGATAACGCGGGCGTCCACAACCTCGCCATTAAGGCTTGTTCGTCTGTCGCCGAGTAGATCGTCGTCTGCATATTTAATTACTCGCTGTTGTGCTTCTTGAAGCGCGGCGGTGATCGAGATTGTCTGGTTGACCTCGATCTGTTGCTTGGCGACCCAATCGCACTTGTGCTGCAAGATCGTTGTAGCGGCTTTAACGTCGCCAGCCATTGCCGCTTTGTACAGCACCTCGGACAGTTCCATCTCAGCGTCGGCGCGGCCCTTCTGCGCGGCCAGGTTAACCAGCGGGTCTAGTTGCGCGAGTTGATTGAATTCCTCCGGCAACAACCCTGCGGCTATTGCCAGCGAGTCGCCTTTCAGCCCGCGTTTGGCAACAGCGTATATGCGTTCCAACCGCGCCTCTGTGGCCTGTACGCGCCGGGGTTCGTAAGGAAGTGATTGAAACATGGCTGCAACTATACCAAAAAATAAAAATTGTCTGCGATCCCTGTGCGCGCGCAGCAGAAATGCTAGGGCCCTGGCCGGGGGGGAGGGGGGGGGTGGGTCATGTGTGTCATGGCACACACAGCACGCAGCACGCGGCAGGCAGCAGTAAGTAGTAACCCCTATACTACATACTAGTAAGGGTTTGCCCTTATCAATAAGGGTAAACCCGTGACCATATTGGTATGGGGAAAACCCTTATTAGTATCTGACCCGGTTGGTGAGTGCTCACTTTTTTGTGTGTCATGTGTGCCATGCCCACACGGGTCACACACAATGCAGCATGGCAGCGCGGCGCGCTTTTTGGGGGCGCGTGGGTCAGGTGTGCCATGCCCACACGCCCGAAAATTCGCTGGCGCCCCGAGCGCCTCCCTGATGCTCTGCTGGCTATGTTCTTTCCATAAACTTACCCTGACATGGCACACATGACACACCAGCAGCGCAGAGCGCCAAAACCCCATGCCCACGTCTTACCATCAAAAGACCCACGCATAGGGTTTGCACCTAGTGAAAAACATTCAATGACCCCTTACCGTTGAGGCTCCCTTAACTCTAGATTGACACACAAAATGATGACCCTTCAAGACTGCATCGCCTTCGCCGAGTCAAGCGCGGAAGCCGCCTTCGACTGCTGGCGTGATGACTACGCCACGCTCGCCGACGCCATCGCCTCGCACGCCGATAACGTGCGCGACACGCTCAATGATGAGCGCAGCGCGCAACATGAACCCGACGCCTTCGCCGCCTTCGATGCGCGCGTCGCACGCCTGCACGCTGCTGAAGACTCCGCGCGCTGGCTGATGGCGCGCGATTATGGCGTGACCATGCGCGAGCGCAGCGGCCGCGTTGTCACGCTCTGCATCAACGGCGCGAGCGTGTACGAACTCATCCGCGCAGGCTACACCAGCAGCGCCGCGCGTCAGGCCGTCGAAGATGACGCCTTCGCCCGTGCTATCGCCGACGGCGAAATCTCCGCCGACGCCGTCACCCTCTAATCGGAGCAACACATGACCAAGCAAAATCAAAAACAACTCGACCGCGCTTACGCGCAGGGTTTCACCGCGTATCTGCGCGCGCTGGCCGTGATTCACCGCAGCAGCAGCGCGCGCACCCAGCGCGAGATCATGGCGATCATCAACGGCAGCGGCGACGAATTCGAGCCGAGCATGATGGCGCACTTTCAATGGCGCAACGGCGCGCTCATTCACGGGAGCGAAGCATGATCCCCAAAAGCCTGCACACGGTAACCGCGCTTCAGAACGTCGCGCGCCTCATCAACCCAAGCGCGCCAGCGAGCGCCGTGCGCGCCGCAGCAGCGGCGCTCGGCTACGCCGACACGCCCGACGTGTACGGCCTCATCGAACGCGCTGCGAAGGGTCTCAAATGAAACCAGAAACCACACAAAAAGGCGCGCTCTATTCGTGCGAGTGCGCCGCCTGCGGCGCGACGCTCTACTCGCACGAATGGGCAACCTTCGACCACAACGAGCGCCGCGATGCGATGGAGGCGGGCACGCTGCGCTGCGATGAGTGTTCGCGCGGCCGTGCCGACGCTGACACGTTCGGCCGCCTCGCCGACGCGCACGCCGCGCGACTGTCGATGGCGGGTTATCTCGACTGCACCGAATGGCTGTTCGGGGCTGATCCCGACGCGCTGCGCGCGGAGTTGCTGGAAATGTACGGGAGCGACGAACAATGAACCTGCCATCGATCAAAACCCTTCGCCAAGTGTTCGGCGATAAGGCGCGCGAGGCGCGCGCCATTCTCGAAATGAGCCGCGCTCAACTTGAGGCGCTCCCTGCGGGCGCTGCGCGTGTGGCCGAGTGCTATCACGCGCCATCGACTGCTGATGTTCGGATGCATTGCCTCGACGCGCTCGGCGAGTCGAGCGGCGTCGAGTCTTTCGGGCCGCTGCGCGACGGGAGCCGCTGCACCTACCTTAACACGGGCGACACCTACACGCCCACGCTGCTGCGCGCCTGCGGCCGCTACCGCGTCGCCTGCTGGGGCGACGTCGCCGAACGGGAGGCAGCATGAACAAAACCGAACAGCAGCGATGGCTACGCCAGATAGAAACGCTCATGAGCATGGGCTACACCTACGATGAGGGCGAGGCGCTCGCGCGTATCTCGCGCGCGTTGCGCGCATGGTATGAGCGCGAGTGTGGAACCGACGCGGGCGCAGTCGAGCGCGACGAAAAAACGGGTCGGCCTTATTTGGTCACCTATTGCTTCCGCACGGGCGCGCGCAGGCGCTCACCCGTGCGCGACATGGAGCGCGGCGCTCTGGCGCGCCTCGCCGCCATCGCGCGCCATCCGTACTATCTTCAGACTGACCCGCGCGGCGCGACGCTGTACCTGTTACGCGAGGGCGACGTGCCAGCAGGCGAAAGCGCCGAGTCTTATTACACGCGCGGCGTGTGTGTCTATTAACTAGGGGGAAACTGATGACAAACCAGAAACAGATACGCGCGGCGTTTTGGGACGCGCATTACATCCTAGCGGAGCGCGCGCGCGAGGCGGGCATTTTGACGGCTCCGCAGAACCGCCACAACGCGCACACACGCGCGGCGTTCGTCGATTTCGTCGATGCGCTGCACCGCGAGGGGCGCATCAGCGACGCGCTAGCAGGGAGGGCGACGCTGTGAAAGATTGCCTGCTCGCCATAGTTATCGGGGCCGTGCTTTGCGCGCTGGCGCTCGCCTATTTTGACGTTTTGAGGTAAACATGAAAACAACTGACTTGCAAAATTTCATACGCTCTGGCGGCTTCGCCTGGCCAGGCGGTTACCCGCTCGCGCTGCTGATGGCCGACGGCGAGGTAATCGACTCGCTGTCGGCGCGTCGAAATTACCGCCTCATCAGGCGCGCGCAGGCGCGCGATTGGACACCTGTCGAGGTGTTCATCCATTGGGAGGGCGAGCCGCTCATCTGCGCCGAGAGCGGGCGCGCCATCGATTCAGCGTATGGGGGTGATGTATGACTTATTGGGAAGGTGTACACCGCGAGAGCGTCGCGGGGTTTGAAATTATCTTCAGCGTCGCGCCCGAAGATGAGCCGCCAGAATTTGACGATGACACGCTCGCCCGCATCAACAGCGGCGAATTGTGCTGGTTCGTTGCGCGCGTCGAGGCGTTCAAGAGCGGCGTGCTGCTGGGGACAGATTATTTGGGGCGGTGCTGCTACGCCTCGCCGCGACAGTTTATCGAAGCGTCGAATTATTACGGCGGCATGGTGGAAAACGCCGTCGCTGAAACGCGAATGAAACTCAACGTGTTGGGGGTGTCATGCTGACCCGCTGGAAAATGCCCGAACATTACGCGGGCGAAGTATGGCCTGAGTTTTTCGTTTTTCTCGGCCAACACCGCGAGAGCGACGCGCTCACACGCTCGAATTTTATTCGCGGGCTAGAGTTAATCGGCGGCGAGTCTGACACGGTGACTGTAGTGCGCGAGCGTCATTGGGCCGTCGGCTGGGTGGAATGGATCGCCATCCATCAGGATGACACCGACACGCTAGCGCGGGCGCAGGCCATCGCCGAACGGCTCGCCGATTATCCCGTGTTGGATGAAGACCATTTCAGCGAATTAGAGTATTCGGAAGCCTGCGATTATTGGGCTTCGATGAGCGTGCGCGAGCGTGTGAGCATCGCACGCGAGCAGGGCGTGAGCATATTCGCCGCGAGGCGTAACTATTTACCGGAAGGGGTGCAACTGTGAGATTCTACGAAACCGAGCGCGAGGCTTATCTCGCCGCGTTAGATTGGGCGGCCGCGCGCCGCGAAGATTGGGACGTTAACGCGCCCGTGGAAATTTTCCGCGACGCGGGGCCATGGACGCGCGACAGCGTCGCGCCTTTTTACCGCGAGCGGGCAACGCCCATTGTGAGGGTGTATCAGGCCCGCGCTCGCGGCCCGTTTTCCCGTGACGATGAGCGATACAGGGGCATCGCGTCGGCGGTATTCGAGGCGGCGTTTCCATCATGAAAAAAGCAATCCAGTTCATTTTTGATTTAGAGGAACAGGGGCGGCTTTTTCATTTCGATGATGACCCCGCGCAGATAGTCAACTTTTTTACGGGAGCGCCGGTATTCACGCCGGACGAACTGCCCGCCATACGCGAGGGCGTGGCGCGTTGTTTCGCCACGCTGCAAGACCCTTTTTTCTTTTTAATGGAGGCGACGAAAGATATGCACGACAGAACCGAGTTAGTTTATTTTGAACACAACGGCCACGCCGTACACAACCCCACAATGAGCGAGTGTGGGCGATTCGCCGTGTCGCCCGAGCATTATGGTTTCACGCTCTACTATACGGGCGGCACGAATACAGCATGGATGAAACCGCACACCGACGGGCGTTATTTTCTGCTGACCGACAGCGAGGGGGGCGCAGGCAGCACGCACGAATTCAAGCAGGGCGACGCGATTTTGCTTGGGCTGTATGAGGGCGAGGGCGAGCCTATCGCTTATTCCGAACTGACTGCGGGGGCACTATGAGACACATTGAAAACGCGCGCCGCGCTGTTGAGGTGATGACTGACCGCCGCGTGTCGGTGTCGATGGAAAATGACAAATGGGCTTTGCTCGACGATGAGCAGTTCATTCTGGTTTGCGCGGAAGGGCGCGAGCGTTTCATCGACAAATTAGAGGCGTTCGTTGCGGGGTGTTCTTTTATGGGGGCGTGCGATGAAAATCAGGATTACTAAATGCGCCGACGCGCTGGCGGCGGTGAACGGGGGCGCTAAAGCGCACACCTACACCGCGCTCGACCTCAACATGGTGGCTGACCGCGCGGAGGCGCAGATGGCCGCGTTGGGGCTGACCCCCGCGCAGCGCGCGGGCGCTGTGGTGCATTGCGTCAGCGGGGGCAGCGTGCCGAACGCCTACAAATTCAGCCGCGCGCTCACACGCGCCACGCTTACCCGCACCAGCGGCGGCTGGTGGCTGACCGCCGTGTCATGCGTCAACGGCTGGGCGGGGTTCGAGGCGCTTTACCTTACACCTGGCCAGGACGATGCCGCCATCGCTCATCTGCGGAAGGGGTACAGGTGCTTATGATTTTCGCGGCGATGCTCGCCGCTATAATCGCCGTGCTGTTACGTCTTTGATGCCCCGCTCACGCGGGGCTTTTTTTCGGCTCGACCATCGCGCGGAGTTCTGATTTCGCCGCGTCGGCCAAGTCGGGGGCGCAGAAAATGTGCTTTTTGCTGTTGAACTCGCGCGAGTGCAGCCGCCCCATGTCGAGCCAGCCCGCCTCTTTCAGCGCGTGAAATAGAGCCGCTTGGGGCGGTGTCTTGACATGGGCGGGGAACGCTACGCGATCCAGCACCGCATGGAAGGGCGAGCCGATAACGCCGCAGGCGAAGTCGCCGACGCGGCCCTTGATGGCTGACACCAGCGCGGCCTCGGCGGGCGACATGGCCGCGTCGATCAGGATCATTTTGGCCTCGGTCATGAGCGGCGGGGCCGTGGGTGACCATGCCGAAACGTCAAACGTGGCGAGGTAATGCGCCACATGAGCAAACCCGTTTTGGCGTGTGTACCATGTCCAAAGCGCCGTGGCCTCGGCCTCGGGCAACTTATCGGCATCGCACCACAACACGAACCATCGCCGGTCTTCGCTGGGCAGCGAGATCGCGCCGCGTTCGTTCGTGAAGGCCACAACCAGAATTCGATTCAAAGCGAGGTAGGGGTGCAGCCCCTTCCTGTTGACCGGAAGCAACTCAGGGGGCGCAGCGATCAGGGGCTTTAGTGTGTTCTCAATCGCGCGGCGGTCTTGCGCTTGGGACTGACGCAATTCGGCGATTTCCATCACCTCACACTCTAAGGCGTACCCCCATTGGGAGGTTAGTTCGTCATTCTTGACTAGCGAGCAGTTGCTTTTCGTATCGCCGCCGATAGACCAAAAGAAGGGGGCCATGAGGGTGTCTTTGCCGCTGCCGTGGTTGCCGCCCAGCAGAATCGCGTGGTTGATTTTGATGCTGGGGAACTGAACCTTATGGGCCAGCACGCTCAAAAAATGCCTGCGCTCTGCCGCATCAGGGATCATTCGCTCGACATGGCGCAGCCAAGGGCTAACGTCGCCTGGCACAGGAAGGGGGCGCTGATCGCGCCATCGATTCCCGTAAACCAACCCCTCGCGGGTGACCAAGACCGAACTGCCTGCGGCGTATGTAATGCCGCTCAAACTTTTTGCGCCCTTCGCTTGGCGATTTTCGTCATAAGACACAGATGCCTCTATCTTTCTTCCGTTGTGAATAGACAAACAGCCGACGTGGCGGTAGGTGGCGTTGAACGTGCTGCGCGTCATCGCGCGGCGATCATCCATGTTGAAATAGGCGTCATCGTCTTGGATGTACGCCCACTTATCCCACCAATCTGCCTTATCGATGCGGCCTAGTTCGCGCGCCTCGACTTGCGCTATCTGCTTGGCGGCGGCGTCGGGGAAGGCTGGTGTCGGGTTCAGTTTTTCGGTCACCGACTGCATGATGGTGGCGATCAGTTCAGACCGCAGCCCATGCGAGTGCTTGGGGCCACCTTCAGCCGCGACCCATGCGAGGAACTGTTCTGAGCCTAAATCTTGACAATGCCCATGAAAACACGCAAACGCGCGCGAGGTGGGCAGATAACGCGCGCCGATCTGGCCGTCGCTGTGTTCGTTGCTGTTGGGGCACTTGACGCCCCACCAGCCGCTCGAATTCCCCTGTTCCAACACCTCACCGCGACCGGCCAGCCACTCGACAACATCGTCGGGGGCGGCGTCTATCGCCACATTTGCCACGCTGCCGTTGCCACATTCAGCGGGCGTCACTTCGAGCGCCTCGCAGATTTCCTCTAAGGTGTATTCGCGCTCTGGGTGGAATTCGACCAGCCGAGACTCAAAACCATTTTTGTGATTAACAGAATTGGGGAGGCGAAAATTCCGCACGGGGTTGATCGCGCCTGGATCGGTATATCCCGCAGCGGCAATGGCGATAATGGCTGCGGCAAACTCATGCTTTGTCGGCTGCACGGCGAAGGTATAGCCCAACTGAAAGTTTCCTTGGCTTGTCTCCATGATCCAAGTCGGAGACAACGGGGGCGTTTTGCTTTTGGTTCCAACGTCATCTAACACCATGCACAGAACGTGTTCGATGTTCGCGCTCGACGCCGAGACATGACCATCGCGGAAACGGTCGATAATGAAAGAGCCGGTGTTTCCATACCAAGCACCGCCTGGTTGATACTTTGTGGGCAGAAAAGCCGGATAGGTGAACCCCGTGGCCTTTTGCTTTTGCTTGACAATCAGGAAAGTTTCGCCTTCGGTGGCGAGTGAACTCAGATATTCAATCATTTCCCATACCTTTGCATTGTTTTGACTTCAGCCTTCAAAGGCAAACCCGTCGCCCACGCGGGCGGGGTACACATGATTCGCTCTAAGTCGGGGCAGTCGCCCTCGACCACTATTTCGTCATGAACGTGCAGCACCACGTTGTCGATCTGGCGCAGCGCGTGGCGCAACAAATCGTTGGCGGTTGCTTGGGTAATGTTCTCGCAGGCCAGACCCTTCCACAATCGGGCGCGCGGCCATTCCTTTGCATTTTGGGCGGGCTTCCACGCGGCCTTCGCGTAAGTGATACCGTCCCCCTCAATTTTTGCGAAGGGGTAGCAGAGGATACGCCCCGAAGGTAGCGCGTACCATAGGTGTTCGCCGTTGTAACAGTAGGTCACGCGACCGGCTTTGATGTGGTGGCCTGGGTTTCGCATCGCCGCGTTGTAGGCCCATTCAAGGTTCGACCAGTACCTGACAGCCCAAGGGTTCGCCCTGCGCCACGCATCGACTATTTTCCGCGACACCGTTTCGGGCAACTTGACGTTGTAAGCGCGGCCCATCGCCGCGAAGGCGTTGTGCCCGCCGCCAAAACCGCAGGCGAGGATGGCGACCTTACCGATCTGGCGCAACTCAGGCGTTATATCTTCCAAATGAAAAATTTTTCGGGCTTCGTTGACGTAGATGTCCCCGCCAGCGCGAAATACGTCCAACACATCTTCACCCTCGGTGGACAACCAAGGCGTCAGCCGCGCCTCGATAGCCGACCAATCTGCCACGGTGAACGGGCCGCGCATAGCGGGGCGCAACATGGTTTTCAGAACGTCCGTAGTGCGAACGCCATACTGGGGGACGACCGACTGACCGGCAACGATGGCCGCGCGCACAGCCTCTGGGTCAGCGTGGCACTTGCGCCCGAAGTTGTGGACTTGCAGCCCGTAAGATGACGCGCGGCCCGTCGCGCTGCCGCCATTGAAGACAAACGCGCCGCGCACGCGCTGGTCTTCAACGTCAGCCAAGTCGGCCATCCGCTGAAACTTGGCGACCGAGGAGGCCCAAAGGTCGTCGGCTGATTGGATGACCTCGCGCACATCCGAGTCGAGGTCGGTGTTCAACAGGTTCGCGCGCACAGTCTTGTCGATGGACTTCTTGCCCTCGACCATCATCAGGGCTTGGCCTTCTTCGTCCAGACGCTCGAAAACCCAATCCCTCATTTTCGGCGACCGCACGGTCGGCACAGCGCCGCCCGTCACTTCGACGACGATCTCCTGTATGTCCTTGACCTCTTGCGCGGCGTACCGCACAGCACCGCGCGCCAGCGGCACATCGACCAGCACGCCTCGGTCGTTGATGCGTTCGTTGACGTGATAGTCCGTTATCTCCTCGGAAGTTAGTTGACGCAAACCTAAACTTATGGCGCGCATCGCCCGAACGTCTTGTTCGCAATACTGGTAAAGTTCCGGCAGTAGCGCGGTGTTGTACGGGGGGATGCAGCATTGCCGGACTAGATGCGCGCCTCGGTGATCCTTCCGCATCGACGCGCCATAAAATCTTCCCACATCTTCCAGCGAACCAGGCGCGCAGTTTGCCCTAGACTGCGTGGCGGTGCAGTAAAACTGTTCGAGTTTGAAATTGACCTGTAGGACGTACCAGAAGATCAGCCGCTCGAAGGCCGCGTTATGCGCCCTGATCTGGCCGGTGAACTGGGCGACCTGTACAGGAAACGGGTTTTTCTGTACACATCCGGCGGCATCTGTACAGAATGGTGTCCATGTCTGTACAGGTTCATCGTCAAAAGCGAAAGACATACACAGCACCTCGGTGCTGGCGTCTTGGGCATAGTTGTAAACGCCTGCGGTTTTTAGGTCGCAGGCGCTTTTGGTTTCAAAGTCGATCCAGAGGATCATATATTTTCGATTCCCAAAGGCTGATCACCGACCCATGCACGCGGGGGTTTTCGGCGCGTGCCCATCCGACGAACACCACCATTCCTTCTTCCTTCGCGCGGCGTGCAATCGAACCCCACGCCCTCAAATCGCGCGGCGTGTCAACATCTGAACAATTGCGTACTTGCTCAGTTGTGAACTGAGCGTTGTGTTTCGCATGGTAGTGAAACGCGCTATACGCTAGATCGCACCACTCGCCGCCCGCAGCATTAGCCGCCTGATCTGCCTTTGCATACCCAAGGTCTAATCCGAGTTGTTTCATGATAGAGGTGGGGACGCCTCGATTCGGTCTTACACGCGGCGGGGTGGAAAGCCAGAAAAACCCCCGCATCGACATCCTCGAACGCTGGCTTAACAGCGCCCCCGAATCCTTTACTCGGTGATCGCCCGACGACGGCGTGCTGGCGCTGCGGCGGGTTCTTCCTCGACCTTCTCCTCGGCTGGGCCGTCCATGCCCACCCACTTCTTCACATCGAACAGCGGCGTGTAAATGCGGCCGTAGGACTTGTGAACGTAGTGTTCTTTGCCCAGCGACACCACGGGAACGGGCGACTCAGGGTTAGTGTCCACTCGCTCGGCGATCTTCACCCCCATCGCCTGCACCGCGCGCTTGCCGCCGACCGAAGTGACCGTGTAGCGCACCTCAAGACCCTCATCCTCGCCTGACAGGCACTTCATGGACAGGCCGACTTGCTCCTCCCAGCCGCGCTTTGCGCCAGGAGGCGCGGCTTCGAGTTCTGGCAGCGGCGTGGTGATGCTGACCATCTTCTCGCCGAGAACCTCGCCTTCGCCCCACGCAATGTAGCCGTGAACGAAGGAGAACGGATTCACCGCCCACAGGGAACCGGCATCAACTTCGGTCTGGTCTGCGCCGAACACCCAATGGCCGGTCTTATCCATTTTCAAGATGGCGACGCCGGTTGCGGCGGCGGGGGCCATCGTGCGGAGCGCGGTGGCGATAGTAGAAATTGAACCGCCGTTTTGGACTACTGGAAACATGATTGTTTATCCTTGAAGTTTAGTGAGGGCCGACTTGAGTTGCGACCCGAGTTGCATAACTTGCGGGCGTGGATCATCCACGTCTGCAAGCGTAACGCCCGAACTGATAGCGGCGGTTGAGCCTTCCGGCAGCGCGAGTTTCAACTTTTTGAGTTTCTTCTCGACGACTGCTGGGCTGCACATCTTGACCTCTACCAGTTCAGACTCTGGAAGGTGCGCGAGGAGCAGCGCCTTGGCCGCGTCCTCGTTCACCCATGATCGTGTGGCCCTTTTAGCGACCAACTTGTAGCCAGGCACTTCGACGCCTGACTCCAGCATTTGAAACGCCAGCGCGCGGAGGTCGGTGATCCACCCTTCGAGCGCGTCAGCGGTCTTCAAGTATTCACCAATCTGAGCGGCGGGTAAAGCCTCAATCTGCGCCGCCTTGACCCGATCCACCTCGCCGGTCATGATGGGGCAGACAGGTTTGGCCGCGCACCATTTGCACCACTTGCCAGCCGCCATCAGCGCGTTGTCGGACTTCGCTTCCGTAATTGCAGAGCACAACTGCGCCTCGAAACGGTCGAGCCGTTCTATCGAAGTTTCCCAAACGCGGATGCCTGGCGGCTGAATGATGGCGATAATGACCTTTTCAGCGCCTCTGAAGACCCATTTGGTGGAATCAGTACGCCGCGCGGCGGCAGCGTAAAACAAGCCCTGATAGTTCTCCTCGGCCTCGACCATGACGCCGCTGCCGAACTTCCAATCGACGATCACCGCCGTTTTGGGCAACGCACCCAACAGGTCAACGTGCCCAAACACACCAGGCAAGAAGTCGCCGAAGCCGACTTTCTGCTCGACCTCGAAGTCCATCTGGTTGTCTGGGTCTATCGTGTTGAGCAGGCGCAGGGCTGGCAGGAGTTTCTCCTCCACCAGTTCCTCGGTCAGCACCTGATCGTTGTACTGGCGACCGATCATGTCGCGCGCGCTCTTGACCTTCATGTCCAGCAGATCAGCGATGCAATCGTGCAGCAGAGTGCCTTCGTCGGCATAGGTGCTGGACGGTTTCGGGGGCATGGTCGCCACCAGTTTGACCGAACCAGGGCAGTTGATGACGCGCTCGGCGGTGCTACCGCCAACGATATTAGAGTGCTTCATCAGTCTTTTCCTCGAAGGTGAAGGTGGCGTTCGGAGCGTAGGTGTACGTCTCCATCATGACCGTGTTGAACTCAGCCTGCGGGAACTGGCGCTGCGCCCAAGTGAGCAAAATGTCGTTGATTTCTTCGGGAGTGATGGTGAGTTTCATGTTTGCCTTTAGTGGTTACGGGTGACTGACCCGCCACGCTATGTTAGCATCACCGCATCCCAAGTCAACAAGTTTTTTATGCTGGAACGTGACATTGAACGATACCTAGTGAGACGTGTTGAGACGTTACGAGGCAAGGCGTACAAGTTTGTCAGCCCCGGCAGGGCCGGTGTAGCAGACAGAATTGTGTGTTTGCCGAACGGCGAGACATGGTTCGTTGAGATCAAGACCGAAGGCGGTCGGCTGTCTGCCTTGCAAAAAGTTTTTGCCGAAGATATGATTCGCATGAACCAGCGATACCTTGTCGTCTGGAACAAGGAGCAGATCGATGAAAGTTTTGGTAGCGTGTGAGTACAGCGGCATCGTCAGGGATGCTTTTGTAGCGCGGGGGCATGAAGCAATCTCTTGCGACCTGTTGCCGACCGACAGGCCGAATTGGACGTATGACTTCCATACGGAAATCAGAACCAACGACAACACGCGGGGCAGTCACTACAAGGGGGATGTGCGCGACCTCTTGAATGTTGGTTGGGACATGATGATCGCCCACCCACCATGCACCTATTTGTCGAACAGCGGCGTATCGTGGCTGCACCGCGACCCTACACGTTGGGAGCGGTTGGACGAAGGCGCGGCGTTTTTTAAGTTGCTGTTGGACGCGCCCATTCCGCGCAAGTGCATTGAAAACCCGATCCAGCACAAATACGCTAAAGAGCGCATCGGACGGTCGCAAAGCCAAGTTATTCAGCCGTGGATGTTTGGGCATCTAGAACAAAAGGCGACTTGCCTGTGGCTTGAAGGCTTGCCGCTTTTGCTCCCAACCAACGACGTTAAAGCACAAATGTTGGCTTTGCCGAAGAACGAACGCGAGCGGTTGCATTACTTGCCGCCCAGTTCTGACCGCTGGAAACTTCGCAGTACAACCTTTCAAGGCATCGCTGACGCGATGGCAGCGCAATGGGGCTAAGACCATACCAAGACCTTGCGGCTGACTTCCTGTACAGCCGTGACCGCGCGATGATCCTCGCGCCTGTGGGCGCTGGCAAGACCGCCATCACTTTGGCCGCGATGCGCGACATGGCCCGCAAGTTCTTGGTCGTCGCCCCGAAACGGGTAGCCGTGTCGGTCTGGCCGACCGAAACAAAGAAGTGGGCGCCGAACCTGTCGGTGGCTGTGTGCGTCGGCACGCCAGCGCAGCGGCTGAAGGCGCTGATGGAAGACGCTGACATCACGGTGACGAACTACGACAACTTGCAATGGTTGTCGAACAATATGCGCCCGTTCGACGGGATCGTGTTTGACGAACTCACGCGGCTGAAGAACCCCTCCGGCGCGCGGTTCAAGGCGCTGCTGAGAGTCATTGACCCGATCCAGATCAGGTGGGGCTTGACCGGATCGTTCACCAGCAACGGTCTGGAAGACGTATTCGGCCAATGCAAGATCATCGATCAGTCCCTGCTGGGCCGCAGCAAGGGCGCGTTTCAGCAACAGTATTTCGTACTCATCAACAAAGAGTTCGGCCAATGGGAGCCGCGCGTTGGGTCGCTTCAGTTGGTGATGAACCGCATCAAACGCGCCACGTTCGTACTGGAGCCAGGCGAGTACGCCGACAAGTTGCCGCCGCTGCACACCGTGGACATTGATTGTGATATGGACATGGACGACTACAACGAAATGAAGCAGGAGATGGTGCTTCGCTACGGCAATGAGCGCGCCATCGCCGCCAACGCCGCTGTGGTCACGGCCAAGTTACAGCAACTGGCGTCAGGGTTTGTGTACACCGAAAACAAAACGACGGTACACACTTCACCACACAAGTTCGACGCGCTTGACAATCTTTTGCAAGAAAATCAACGCGCCAATACAATAGTTGTTTACAATTTCGCTGCGGAACTGGAAGAACTTCAGCGCCGCTATCCGAAGGCCAGAACCATCGACGGGTCTATCGATGATTGGAATGACGGGAAGATAGAACTGCTTCTGATCCACCCCAAGTCAGCGGGGCACGGGCTGAATCTTCAGCACGGCGGCAGCAAGATCGTGTTCTTCTCGCTGCCGTGGTCTTTGGAGTTGTACGAGCAGACGGTGGGGCGACTGCACCGCAGCGGTCAGCGCCATGATGTCTGGTGCTATCGGATTACCACTAGAGACACCGTGGACGAAAAGATCGCGCAGGCGTTGCGGGACAAGCGGTCTGTTTCAGACATTGCGATGGAGGCGCTGAAATGAAAGCGAAGTTGTTCGCCGCGAAAGCGGAGTTGAAAATCAGGCAGCGGCAGTTGAACGCCGCTCAACGTGGGTATGAAAAAGTATTAAGGACAATCGATGGAATCACTAGAAAATTGGAGGGTGTTGAACCAGCACCTAAATACGTTCGACGAGCAGACGGTGCTGGCGATGCTGGAACACGAAAAGAAGAACCGATGCAGGGCGATGTTCTTGCAGAGACTTCACCAGAGGTACAACGCCTTGCGAGTGTCGCGGGAGAGGATTGAACTGCTGGGCACGGCGAGGTCGATATGAAATGGCATAAGGGCAACCCCCCAGAGTCAGGCTGGTATCCGGCGTGGCGAATTCGTTCACCGAGTTGGAACAACGAATGGCGTTGGTGGGACGGCGAGTGCTGGTCATGGGCCGCTTTCTCGTTTGAGTCTGCGGCAACAGCCGCACGTTGGGCGGCGCGTAAAGAGGTGAAGGGTCACAACAGCGAGATCATGTGGGGGAAGACATGAGTGACCTACGCAAAGCGGCGCAAGCCCTTGTAGACCGTTGGGATACGCCAGCGTGGAAAGACGCGCCGCACACGGGGCAGTACATCGACGCCCTCCGCGCTGCCCTCGCGCAGCCTGAGCGCAAGCCGCTGACGGAGGATGAAATTGAGTTGGCCTACCGAGAAATCTGGCGAGACTTGTCAGATGGCTTTAGCCACACTTCAGTCGAATGGATTGAGGCAGGCATCCGATACGCTGAAAAAGTGCATGGAATAGGAGACTGAAATGAAACACCCGAGAACAATGCAAGAGGCTTTTGGCCCATATGTTGACGACTACATCTACGACGATGACCCTGCTAAGTCGTGGATGTTTCGGCTGGCCGTAGTGGTTACGATTTTGCTGGTTGTCCTGATCGTGGGGCTGATGGTATGCTGATCTTTCGCCGTGCCATGTTGGTGGCTATGATGACCGAGGACGCGCCGCCAGAGAAGGCCGAGGGCATCGTGCTAGGTGCGCTGGCCGCAGTTGGCTACACCGTGCCGACGCCGATTCCTGCCAACGTCAAAAGCGACGTTGTTTCGTTAACTTTGTACATCCGAAACTACGCGCATGAAGCCAACAGAAGAAAAACCGACCAACTTTGAAATTTGGGATCATGAGTCGCTCGTATGGTTTGCGAACGAAGCGAACGAAAAAATCAAGCAACAGCAGGCCGAGATTGACGCGCTGCGCGTAGACTTGAAGACTGTATTGAAAGCCTGGCGTGACCAAATGTCCTGAGTGTGGACGCCACGCCAAGATCATCGAGTCTCGCCCTCGTTTGGAGGGACGCTACCGGCGGTACGAGTGCCAGACAGGGCATCGATGGAGCGTTCTGGAACGCAATACAGATACGCTCCTTGCTGCTGACAGTACCAAAGATCGTCCTCTACCGAGGCCGCGCAACCAGCCAGAAGAAGACTAAGCCACGCCGCGAGTCTTTTCATAGGTGCGTAGCGAACTCATCCCAAGTAGCGCACACAAAAGTTCAGTCAGCACCCCGTCTGTCACCAGCACAGGCGGTTTGACCCCAGGCCACCATATAGCGGTTGCCCACAACAACATCGGGTAGGCGATGTAGGTGTACGCCATCGCTAGGCCGCAAACCCAGCCAATCGCAGGACGCCAGCCGGATGTGAAGACGTTAGGGCTGGCGGCTTCGACCTTGTTGATTTCCATTTGGCCCTGCAACAGCGCGACCGCTGCGGCCATCTGAGCCTTTTCCTGCTCAGTCTTGTCCGGCCAGACTTTGTTGACAACGTCCGAAACCAGCGACAGCCCAGCCGTGATCGGGTCTACTGCCACAGGTCAGTCTCCATTTGCTTGGCAAGACGCGCCGCGCGTGCTGGCGTTTGACGCGCCCACTTTGAGTCAACCATAGCCTTGGCCGCGCCTGCCCAATCGCCGTTTTCGATCAGTCTTAAAGTCTGCTTGAATTCCAGCAGGCCCGCCGTGCCCAATTGAAAGGCCATGTTAATTAGAACGCCCTGCCGCGCTGACGACAGGTTGCCAAAAAACGGCAGCGCCTTCTTCAACGCCTCGCGCCGGTCTTGGATGTCGTTGTTCAACAGGTAAACGATCTCATCTGGGCGCAGACCACCGCCGCGCCGCTTGTCGATCAACCGGCCAATACCGATGGTTTGATAGCCCATGTGGTCGAGATAGCAAGTCGCTGACTCGCCCTCATCGCGGCGCAGTTGATCGACAATGTTCATTTGTCTGCTTTGTTGTCTAGGCGGTCAAACAGTTTGGTGAGCATTTCCTTGATCTCGCGGATGTCTGTTTTGTAGTCATCGCGCACAACATATACACGAGGCAGTTCCTCGCGCAGTTTGGACAGGTCGGCTTTCAATTCTTTGACGGCTGTCCAGAGTTCTCTGGCAAACCAACCCAACACGCCAGAGGCCGCGCCAAATAGCAAGTTCAGCAAATCTTGCTTATCCATTTTTCAATTCTTGAATCATGGTGTGCAAATCCTTGTACGCCTCGATCAGGAGAGGCACAAGTTTTTCGTACTGAACCGTCTTGTAGTTCTCGCCTGATAGGCTGTATTCGCTGCCGTCTTCTTTTTGGCCGATGTCAAAAGGAGCGGGGGCCACCGCTTCTTCCAACCATTTCTCTACGTCTTGCGCCAGCACGCCAACTTGCACCCGTTCATCCGAAAACCCATAGGATTTGGCAACATCATTCGCGCGGTATCGCACGCCGCGCAGCATAAGAACTCGCGCAAGAGCGCCAGGAATTGTCTGAATTTCTGTTTTCAAACGCTCATCCGAGTAACTGGCGGTGATCGTGCCGGTGGCGCGGATTTCGCCGGTCACGCCGCTGGCCGTAGTGCCAACGCCGAGCGAGGCGTTCCGAGCGTTGCCGCTGACAACCAATGAAGTTGCTGTGGTCGCGCCGCTGCTAACTGCGCCCGTGCCGGTGAGCGTGCCGGAGTAGGCGATGTTGACAAACGAGGCATTGCCGCCGGTCACCGTACCTGTGAGGGTCAGATTCGTGGTGGAGATGGATGAGTTGATGTTGTCGGCAGTCCAGATCAGCACATCCAACGAATCACGCAAAACAAATTTGTACTGCGCTGATCCAACCCACAGGCTGCACTCGCCCCGCGCATCAAGGATGATCGGATTGGTGTTGGCGGTAGCGGCGGTCGAATCGGTATACGTCGCCAGCGGCGTGGTCGTACCGGCGGTGTAGGTGTACAGTTTGCCGCCAACCAGCGGCACGCCGGTCGCCGTGAAGAACTGCATCCGAGGGGTGGGGGTCAATGATGCCATGTCAGTCCATTATTAAACGGTTTTTTGGCGCGGGGGTCATCTTATTACTAATAGCCGCACGGGTTTTTGGGCCTTGCGCGCCAGACCGCGTAGGTCTGGGCGCGCTCATATTTTCTTCTAGGCTGGTCAATGCGTCCAGCAATTCATCGCGGGACTTTTCAGCGTCGAATTTTTCTTTGGCTGTTTTTGCGCGTTTGGCAATATCGTCAAATGCTTGGACTTTATCGTTTGCTTTTTTAGCCGCCGCGTCTACCCATTCCCGATCCATGATCTTGCCCGCGATCTGGGCGTCAGACATACCTTTAATCTCTGGCGCGGCAACGGCCAAATCAGCCTTGGCTTTGTTCCAGGCTATCTTTTCTGTGGCGGTCAGGTTGAACGCCTGCGATACGCCGCGCTCAAAGGTAGTCGTTTGACTTTCGGGTACGGTTCGATACGTTGGCAAATCAGGCGAGTTTTTCTTGGATGTGCGTTGCGTCTTAAACGTCGTACTTGTCTCCGGCACAACTTGACCCGAAAGTTTCTCGACCGCCGACTGAAGCGAAGTCGGCGCGATTGATCCAGTTGGCGTAGGTGTGGCGGGAACCAAGTTTCCGGCTGAGTCCAGTTCAAGCACTAACGCTTCACTTGATTTTCTTGGCGCGCGTATCGAACCAATGTTTTGCTGGCCGAGTTGACTCACCATAGTGTTAAAAGCGTCTGGCGATTTTGCGGCGGCTTCGGCGGCGGCTTCGGCCTGCTGGCCGAGCGTGCGCGACATAGCAGCAGCACGGGCGCGCTCTTGCGCCAGCCCATTCAAAACTTCCTCTGCGCTGGACAGGCCGAGTTGTGGCGGGCCGGTTGGCCTGTCGGGCATGATGTTGGGGTCTGACCGACCAAACGTAAAGTTTGGGCCTTGGGGCGCTGCGCCTGTCACGGCGTTACGAGGATCAAACGGCACAAGTTGGTTCGGGCCGTAGTTGATCTCGGCGGGCGTCAGTTGCGGTTCTGGCGCAGAACGGTAGTCTTTTGCCAGCGCGTTACGCGCTTGGTATTCCGGTGAGGCTATGCGCCGCGCGGCTAATCTACCCCCTATTTCGCCCGCTACAGCGCCCGCTGCCGTGCCCGCCAACGCAGCGCCAGGCACGCCGGTAAGATAACCCAGCCCCGCGCCTACCGTTGCGCCAATCCCGCCCCGAGTTAGACGGGGCGGCAGTTTTGCTTTTGGCGCTACCGTTTGCATTACGTCTGGGAATTGCGCGGCTACTTGACCAATCTCTGCGCCAAGGCCGGTCATCGCGCCTTTGCCCTCATTGAGCATCTTGGCGTAAGCCTGCGGGTCTACGGTGTGGTTAGCGTAGTTGATCGCGCGGTCATGCTCGTATATCTGCGCCATGCGGGTGCGCGCGGCTTTGAGGTTTTCAATGACCGTGGGGTCTTTGACGTTCTGGTCAATCAAGTCTTCCAGAATTTTTGCTACCGCGTACCGAGTGTCAGCAGCGTCAATACCCGCTTGATCAATTTTTTCTCCTTTGGCCCTAGCCTTGTATGTGTCTTGTGCATCACGGCGCAGATCGCGGATGTCTTTTAACAGTTGCGCGCTGCTGCGCCCCCGAGCCGTAGTTGTCAGCAGGCTTGTGCCTTTGGTCTTTGGTTCCAACAAAGCAAGCGCGTGATCGATCACACCGTTTGCCGTTGCCGAACCACCCTTTGACCCAATAACGTCCGATTTGCGAAGACCATTGAGCCGGTCACGAATGGTGTCATTCAACACCATGTCGGGCAAATTCTTGACCACCTCATATGGTTGGCTGGCGTTGTCCAACGCTTTTTCTATGGACGCCTGCGTCAACTTTTCTGTTGGCGCAACGCCAAGGTCTTCTCTAACCAAATCAGTAACCCGCGCGGCGTTTTGTGGGGCGGCTTTAGAGTTAAAGTCCTCCCCCACCACCGCGCCAGTAATTCGATTGGCTGCGGTAGGGTTGGTAACGGCGGGGTTGACACTAAGGCCGCGTTTAACCGCCGTCTGCGTAGCGTCCAGCATGGGCGCGTTTGCGTAACTTTGCGCGACTTTTGCGGCCTGACGGTTTTCGGCGGCTGCGCGGATAGGCGCAGGCGTGTTGTAGTTGACAGCATCGCGCACGTTCGGAATGGCGCGCGGTATGGTATTCATCACCGGCACGGCAGGCAACAGGGCGTTGGTCACTTGACCAACACCACCCATGATGATTTGACCTGTCTCGGTCTGTGGCTGGTACAGCCCACGCCTAACCGCTTGGGCCGCGCGCTGACCGGCAGCGTTTGCTTCGGGAGAGCCTTGCTTCGCAGGACTAGTTAGTTCGCCATACATGGTGGCGAGTGGCTCGACAACGCCCCCAACAGCGCCGCTTAAAAGCGCAAGCGGTGTTTCAGCAAGGCCGCCGTAAAAATCCGCGACAGACTGTACGCGGGTTTTTTTGGTGGGCGTCGTTCCTTCGGCCCCACCAGGTATGCTGGCAACCCGATCTGCGTATGACGCAGGCGTCAAATTTACCGGATTAGCATACGCTGCAAATGGATTTGGGGCGTATTGCGAGAACGGATTGTCAGCCACTTATTTGCCCCCGCGCGCGCGTTTTGCCGCGCCAGCGCCAAAAATTTCGTCAAACTGCGCGTCTGTGCCTTGGCCTGCTTTTAGCGCGGCAACTGCTTTTGCTGGAAGGGTTGTTTCGTTGGGCTTTGTACGCAGCGCGTCACGCGCTTCTTTTGGCGCGCTTTGCGCGGCCACCATTTCTTGCTGCATAACCGCAAAAGCGGTTTCCAACTGCCCAGCGGCCATTGCCGTGTTGATGATCTCACGCGCGTGGTTCTTGTCGCTAACCGTAGGCGCGCCTTTAGGGTTAATTGCGCGGGAGTAGGAGTTAACTAGTGAGTTGAGTGCTGTCGCCAAACCTGTGATGTTTGGGTCGCCAGTTTTAGCCGCGACATAGTTCCCAATCGAGTTAAGCGTTGGGTAGTCTGTTGGGTTTACCTTCACAGCATACGACTGCGCGATAGGTATCATGTTGTTTGCTTCGATAGCCGCAGCGGTTATGTTGGCCCCTGTAGTGCCTAACGTGCGCTGCGCGGCGGTGTTGCCCGCGACGTTTTGCTTGTTCTCGATTACGGTAGTAGCCGCTGCTGCGGGGTCAAGCGGCGCGTCGCCCTTCAAAAATTGACCCGCGCGGTTCAAAATCTTAGTTTTTATTGCCGCCGCTTTTGGCCCCATACCAAGCGGAGGAATGGCCCCGCCTTGAACGTATATCTGCGCGGCAATATCTATCGCTTCGGGGCTTAGATCGCCGGTTGAATCTATCTCCCCTTTTAACCTGTCTTGCGCGACTTTAAGCATCCCCCGCTGATGCGCCATGTCGGCTTTTTCTTTTTCAGTTGGAATGTGCGCGTAAGTGCCAACCGTTTTAGGCGCGCCGCCAAATGCGCCGCGTTCGACTAAACTAGTCTGCGCGCCTTGATTGATTGTGACGGTGGTAGGTTTGCGTTGATCCGCAGTCGCGCCAGACTGCATCAGCGATCGCGCGCGTTCTTCTTTAGGCAATTTCAGCAATTCTTCAGTATTTGCGCGCGCTTCGTCTTCAGTAAACAACCCTTTGATTACCGCGTCTTGGCCCCACGAGATTACATTTTCATCTGATGGATTGCTTGAAATGTTGCGCTTGAGTTGATCTAGAAAGTCTTCTTGACTTTTCATCGCATCAATGCGTGCTTTTTTAGTCGCGGCTTCCTTTGTGTCGTAGTCCATCACCCCCTGCGGGCCGACGATCATACGCAGACCCTCCCTAAAAGTCGGGGATTTTGGGTCGGCGTTTTTCATGTACGACTGAAGCGCGCGGGCCTGAGTTTCCTTGTCTACCTCTTGCTGGTATTGCAAGTCGCCCAACTTGTTGGCGCGCTCATCCGACGCCAACTTGTTGCGGTTGAACGCGCTATCTTGGTAGTACTTCGCAAACGAGTTGGCAGAACCTTGCTCGTAACCGGCATCAACTGGTGGCATGACTAACCCCTTTACTTAACTGAACCAACCTTTGTTGGATGCTTCCTCTATAGCGCCGCCGTAGCCGCCTATGATGTCGGCCTTGATCTTGCCGCGTTGCGATGCAAGGTTTGCTCTGGAATCGCCCGCGCCGGTATAGATGTCGGCCCTGTTTGCGCCGCGAGTGCCAGCGTAACTGGCTAGTTTGTTGGCCGCGCCAGACCCGCTTTCGGCCATGTCACTAAGCGTTTTGTACCTGTCCATGTACCGCGAATATGCGTTACCGTACTCTTGCGATGCCATGCCGCTATTGTAGTCGGCCGCACCTTTGAGTTGCGCCCCTGACAAGTTCATGCCGCGCGACGCAACAGAGTTGTCGAGCGCCCGCTGGCCTTGCGCCAACCGGAACTTGTAGCCTGGGTCTTGCTCCATCTCGGTCATGGTGTACTGACTGCCGGGGCCGTAAGTGCCGTACCCCGCCGCGCTTGTGTTGCCGCTCAGACCTAGCAGATCGCCCATGCGGCTATACGCCGCCCCGCCTTGTTTGAGGTACGGGTTGAGGTAGTTCTGTTGGTCTGTGTAGGCGGCGTCTATCGACCCTAGCGCGTTGTTGCGGGCTTCCTCAATTGCTTGGCTTGCGTTCTTGTTGCCCTTCTTCAGCGCCGAGCCAGAGCCAATGCCCAGCAGATTAGCGCCTGCGTTGAGTATTTGGCCCGAGTTGCCGCCCAAGAGTTCAGACGCCCCGCCGGTGAGGTAGGCAGCGCCTGCGCGTTTGGCGATCTTCTTTATCTTCTTAAATTTTTTCTTGAGCCAGCCCATAATGTGTTCTCCAACTTATGCAATCCCGATTTCACCTTCAGCCTGGAACGTCAATGTGGTTCCTGCGCTCGCCCCACCCACCAGAAAATCTGTTGAGTCGAGCCGCAGCGTGCCGTACCAATCGATGTAACTGTTGGCGGGTACGCTAGTGCTGTAGCCCATAAACTCTGTGCCCGCCGCATTGCCACCAGTTGCACCGACAAACAGTCGGAACGTCGCAGCGGTTGCGGTGACGTTGACGATGCGGATGTGCCGAATGATCAGGTACGGTTGCGTTTGCGTGTACCCCACCGGCCCTGACAGCGAGGTGATCGCGCAGTTGACAATGTTGGTAGTGTACGTTGCAGACATCGCAACGGGGCCAAAACGGATGATTTTGTTGGAAGCCATAGTTCTCTTATGTTAACAGCCCAGAGACTTTGAGCGCGGTAACGATCTGCCCAACGGTGTAGCCGCCGTATGTATCGTCTGGGTGAAACACACCAACCGCCACCCCTGCTGCGTATGTGGCAGACGCGGCGGCGGGGGTTGTGATTGGCGGCGCGGCAAAAGTATAAAAATCGGTTCCATCAGCATCTTGCCCGTCTTGCCCCATCGGAATAGCGCCGCCCGCCAGCGAAACCGTAATCGCCGTGCTGCTGCTGTTGACGTTAAGGCCAGGGCCAGCGGTAACCGTGCCGACCGTGTAGTTTGTACCGTTACCAATCAGAACCGAGCCTGTTGGGGGTACGGTTGAACTGCCTGTGCCACCTTGGCTAGGTGAAAGGATGCCGCTGAACGACACGCTGATGTTGCCCGCGCCGTTGGCAACGGCGATGTTCGTTCCGGCGCTCAGAGTGTTGAGCGTGTAGCCTGTACCGTTGCCGATCAGCAGTTGGCCGTTGGACGGGGTTGTGGACACACCCGTGCCGCCGCTGCTGACAGGGATTAACCCCGCGCCGCCACCGGCTAGGGTGTTGATGTTGTTGAAGTACCGGAACCATTCGCGCGAGATCAGATTGTTCTCCCCCTCTGTGAGGGGGACGCGCGCGGATGGGATTTGGGTCTGGTTAACCATTTGTCGGTGATGCGATGATCTCTGCGCCCATGATGGCGATCTTCACGGCGTCTGTGCCGCTGACCTCGTACACCCTGTCGCGCAGTTTAACCGTCATGCCCAGCCTGCGCCAGATCACGCGAGTGCCTGTCTCGCCGATCTTGCCGCAAGACTTCTCATGGTAGTTCGACCAAGTGTGCCCGCCGTCATCAGACCAGCGGAGCATCACTAAGGGGGCGCGAGGTACGGTTGCGGTCATGATGGGTCGTATCGAGTAAAGCCTGATGGGGGCGAGTACGACATTGTCGCCGAGTTAGGGTACATGGTAATAGGGTAACTACCTGCGGGCGTACCAAAACTATAATTTGACGTCACAAAGTAAAATGGCCCAGACCCTGCCATAGTGCTGGTGGGTAAAGTACCTGCTGCGGGGTTACCACTTATAAATATGCCATTTTTACTAAACCAAACATTTTGGGTTGTGGTATCAAATGCAATGCCGATACGGTCGCCGCGCGCAAAACTGTATAACGTGTCGGTTGTAACAACTCCGCTAACAGTATACCCCGCGTTAGGTAACCCGCAGCATGAACTAGTATCCCCACGAGAAAACATAGAGTTGCCTCTATTGTAAAATATATCGACGGGGCTGTTAGTTACACCAAATGCCATGTACAAAATAGGTGATGGGCCAGTCCAAGAAAATTCGCAATAAACCTTACCTGACAATGCATCGCTAGTTCGAGTTGCAACTGCGCCGCCAATAGTAAAAGTTCTAGAATTATTGCTAAATACGCCGGTGGTATCGGCTACGTTTGTCCAGCAGTAGGGTGTTGTTAACGGTAAATGTTGGTACAAAAAGTCTTTTAGTGTAAGTTCTTTAACGCCACCAGTAGCAGGATACCTGTAACCTGTAGCATCAATACCTAGTTCCATACCCCATGTTCCGTATGATGGTCGCGTGGCTCCGTATGTAACACGGTACACCACGGAATCTATTCTGAAAATTATGGTGTCATCTGGTCGCCATTCAATACTATACTTATGGACGCCCGCAGATGGCCCTGGCATTATAGTGGTTAATAGCCCGGATAAAGCATTAACAGGAGATTGTATGTAAGAATACAAAACGCCTGTGTCTACATACATTCCCCAGAAGGCGTATGAATACCCAGAAGGATTTGGGGCAAAAGCCATTCTCAATACTTTAGTGCCGTCCGACGCGCTTGACCCCCCAAGAGGAACATTGGTCAAATCTATGTACCCAGTAAGCACAACTGATTCTGCTGGGTAATTTGCGGGACTGAGTTTTGTCGATGTAGCAGAACCTTGGGCACCATATTGCACAGTTGGGTAATACCCAATTTCGTTTGTAAAAGTACCTTTAGTTGCGTCAAAAGTTATAGTTGAAGTCCCCGGTATCGTTACAGTTGGCGTTATTGCTGGCGAAATAACGTCAGTTGTTGTCGTCGTGCTGTTAAACGGTGCGTACAAGATGTCGCCGCCGCCTTGCGCGGTAATAGCAACAGAGATGTCTTCTAACGTAATGGCTAACTCAGCGGTTTCGCTTGTTGGTACTTGCTCAGTCAGCGTGTTGAACGCGCCGACCTCCATGTCCAGTTGCAGCGAGTGCTGGGCCGTGCGCTTCAGATCATTCTGACGGGGAGGGATCGCCCGCCATGAGCGCAGCCACTTCTGAATCTCGCCGTTGTCGGTGTACTCGTTGAGGTCGAGCGCGTAGATGTTGCTGTTTTCGTAGTCGCCAACGATAATCTCGTTGTTGAAATTTACTTGGCAGTTAGAGCGATGGCGCATAAAGCCGTTTGGCCCCCAGCCAGCACGCTCATGCCACAGGTCAGTCGAGGCGTCGTACACCCAAGTTGCATCCGCTGACGGGAACGTCAGGACGTAAAAAGTGTGGCCTTCTTGCTGGTAGGTGTAGGCCACCGCATCCGAGATGACCGCGTAGTTCTGGATCGCAAACTCAACGGCATTGGTCGAGACACGCACGCCGGTATAGCCTTGTGAGCGGTAGACAATGCCGTTGCCTCGGGCATCTGACCCTAGCCAGAAAATGCCGTTGTCCAACTTGGCGACAGAATATGCGGCAGCGCAGCCAATCTCGTTGAACGCGCCTTGAATCCGCGCCAGCGGGAAGTCGGTGTTGCCTGCGTCGTACCAGACTTCAACCGAGTTGGTTCCGAACAGCCAGACCTCGCGGTGATCCACGATCATGCTCACAAGACCGTCAGGCGATCCTTCTGCGCTGGCAAAGTCCAACGGATCGATGCCCGTCCCGTAAAGGGTGGTCACCCAGAACACTTGGCTGTTTGGCTGGGTAAAAACAAAGTACCCGTCGATGAACCCCACGCTGACAGCGCCCGCAAAGTCAGGGTCGTTGATAGCCCCAAAAACGCCTGTGCTGGAACTGTAGATAAAACCCGGGCCATTGCAGGCAACGAACAGTTGCGTGCCGTTGTCGCTCATGGACACCGGCCCCGTGCCGGTCACCGCGCCGAGAAGTGAGTTGTTGTAGTTCGCGCTTACCCGATACAGTTCTAGGCCCGACACGACATAGAAGTACGCGCCGAACGTCCACATCCCGCGAATCGGCCCAGACCCAACCGTGCCCAGCAGACGCAAGCCGGGGCAGCGAGTCAGAAATGCTGCCTCTTTGCCGCCTTCTGGCGTGGCCTCGGCGTATAGGTTTACCAGCCGCGCGTCGGCCGCATTGGTTGACCGTGCTACATATGAGCCGCCTAAGATCGGCGACTTCATCAGTAATTCCCGGCAAAGATGTTGAACCGCTGGCGAGTCGCCACGATGCTGTACGGCAGGCTCATGATGTCGTCAGGGTTGTTGATGCGCTTGAGATTGCGCTTGCTGGACATGGCGATCCGCGACACAGTAGGCGGCGGTTCGATACCAAACTCAGCCGCAATCTCAACCGCTAGGTTGTACTTGAAACACCGCAAGTAGCCTGGTGGGAACGCCAGCGTGGTGGACAACAGCGCGGGCTGGGTCAATTGTTCAACCGAAATGAAGTGCCATTCCAACGCCTTGCTTGGCACAGGATAAACGGTCATTTCAATGTCTGGGTAGGTCATGTTGACGAACATGACTTGCGGATAGGTGCTGGTCACCGTCTTGACAGCAATACCGTTGTACTGCTGCTGGTTGATCATTTTTATGCCAAAACTGATGCCACTCGACGAATCTACAAAGTACGTTGAATCGTCCAGCAATACAGGTCGCTCACCCACCAAATTGCCGGTCGGCCCAAGAGTCCTGCTGGCGGCATTGGCAGGCCAAGTCAACACTTGGTCTATCGTTGTGAACACCGTCAAGCGTTCTGTGTTCCATGAATCAATCATCTGATTCAAAGCGTTCAAGGCGTCTTGGTATGTCTCTACTGAGGCGATCTCACCCTCGGCCAGTTGGCCGATCAGACGAAGCGCGCCGTTGATCTGATCCGCAGCAGTCGTCATTGTTTTCGCCTTCTAAGACGGTTCACGGGTGGGGGTGTTACCTCCCCCGGAGTGTATCGCACCCAACCGTTTTCTTCATCCGCAACAGCCTCGGCCTCGCATATAGCGACCTTTGTGCCGTGTTTATCGTGACGCAGATAAATGACCATAATTGAGAATGGGGGGCCGTGGCCCCCCGTCCATCAGGAGATGCGGTACACCGTGTACGCAGCGTCGCCGGTCTTGCGGAAGCGGAATTGCGCCGCGCCGCCAACGCCAGCCGCGCTGCCGGTAATGGCGATAACCAAGTTTCCAACAGCCGTAATGCCAGTACCAACCACCACCGTAATTAGGCCCGATGAAGTGCCCAAGTTAACGATGGTCAATTCAAACGTGCTGCCGACCTTGGCATTGGTGAGCGTAGCGTCAATCAATGCTGCGGTTGGCAGGGTGTAACTTGCGGCGCTAGTGGAAGGGTTACCGACCAAGATGCCGCCCGTGATTTGCGGGACAGTCAGAGTTGCAGTTGCAGTCGCGGTCTGTGGAGCCGCAAGAAAATCGAGAATAAGTTCGTTAAGGTTGCCGTCGCCAATTTGCTGACCGCCACCGATACTTGGGAGTGCCATGATAATTTCCTTGAAAAAAGTACAAAAAGTGGGGCCAAAGCCCCACTCAATTTAGCCCCACATCCGCACGGCCATTGGTGCGCGGATGACGCTGTAGCCATACAAAACGTCGATACGGCAAGGCATACGGTCGTTGTTGATGTCGTACTGACGAACAATACGCATCGAGATACCGTTATGAACTTGGCGCGAAGCCATGTCCACACCCTGTGGCAGCAACAGGTCAGCAGTTGCAAACGTGATAGCGTTCTTCTGATAGACCAGATTCTGCGCGTAAGAGGTAGATGCAGCACCAAGGAAGGTGACCGCAGCGTTATCGGCAGGGAACGAATCCACAGTCGCCAGAGCATTGATCGAGGTGTAAATCGGCGGCGAGATGCTGACCGATGACCAAGCACCAGACGAAGCAGTAGCGTCGGCGGTAGCAACAAATTGCTGCAAAGAGCCGGTGGACTGACGAGTCTGTGGGTTAACCGAGTACACCCCGGCGATGGTGAAGATGTCACCCTGCTTGATGGTGGCTGAAGTCGTACCGCCGTCAAGAGCGATGGTGGTCGCGCCCTGCGTGCTGATCGCGCCGTTGACAAGGATGGTGTCGGTCGTTGAACGACTGCCGGTGGTGTGGTTCAAAATTGACTGCGACATATTCACTTCGTCGTAGCCCAGAACGCCCGTGCCCATCATGCCGGATGCAAACTGCTTGCTGATCGTGGACGTTGGGTTGAAGAAACCCTTCATGCCTTCAACCAACGCTGCGTTAGCGGCAGGGTTGCAGGTCAAGAAACGCTCGTTCATTGGAGCAGCAAACTCGTTGAGTTTTTGCTGGGCTTGCAGCATGACCAGCGAAGTGCCTGGGGTCGTGCCGGGGGAACCAACAGCCGAATAGATCGACTTGTAGGCGTTCGCAACGTCAGCGTCGATGGACGATGCCAACTGGCTGATACGAGGTTTCAGAACACGGTCTGCAAAGTCATCCAACTGCATCGTGAGTTCAGCAGAGGTGAAGTTGACGCCGATGTGCTTTTGCGAAGCAACAGTCAGGGTGGTGAACTGTTCGTTGTCGTCCTGCACTTGCAAGGCAGCACCGTCAGTCACCAGAGCGCGGTCTGGCAAACGGATACGCAGGGTTGAACCGATCTTCGCGCCTTCGACGGCGAACGAGTCGTCGTACTGGCGGTTGACGTTACGGGTCAGGACAAGGTTGTTTTCGAGAATCTCAAGCGCCTTGCGCGTGATCATGTCGATTGTAAGAATCGAATTACTCATGGAGAAATTTCCTTAGAAGTTAGCGGAACTTGTTTGATGCTTCCATCTTCTTGATTTGCCGCAGACGTTCCGCAGCAATCCATTCAGACGTACTCATCGACTTGAT